AAGATATGTTATGATAACTGGTAATAAAGCTTATTCTCCAAATAATGCCGATGATATAAATTATGTAACTAACCCCAATAATAAAAACGGCGAGAAAGTAAAAGTGGTTATTATATCCAAAGCTGGTTCTGAGGGATTAGATTTTAAATGCATAAGACAAGTTCATGTATTGGACCCCTGGTATAACATGAACCGTATTGAGCAAATTATTGGTCGTGCTGTTCGTAATTTCAGTCATTGCATGTTGGAAGATTTCAAAGACCGTAATGTAGAAATATACTTACATGCCACTTTACCAAGAAATGGTGAAGAACCTGCTGATTTATACGTTTACAGATATGCGGAGAAGAAAGCGCAACTCATCGGAAAAGTGAACAGATTATTGAAAGAAATTGCGGCAGATTGTCTATTAAATATTGGACAACATAATTTCACTATAGACCAATTAAATACTCTTGCCAATAATCGTGCCATGCAGATACGTGTTTCTAGTAGACCCGAATTGGTAGATTTCCAGATTGGCGATAGAGATTATTCTGACATATGTGATTATGAGAAATGTGCAAAGGAATTTAAATGCTTACCCCATGCAGAAATTACAGATGTAATAACTAATACTTATAATGATGATTATGCAAAAATGAATAATTCCACGATTACAAAGAGGATTCGCGATTTATTTAAAAATCGGAATGCTTATAAACGTGAGCAATTAATACGTGAAATTAATATAATTAAAGAGTATCCTGAAGCTCAAATAGATTTCGCCTTATCTAGATTTATTGATAATAAAAATGAATATGTTTATGACGAATATGGACGTACTGGTTATTTAATTAATAAAGATAATTATTATGTGTTTCAACCCATTGAAATAACTGATGAAACCGCCTCTATGTTTGAAAGAAGTGTACCTGTTGATTATAAGAGAACAGTTTTAGAATTGGAACTAGGTAATGAAACCGAACCTGTTGCGGAAGTCATTGATGATGAACATGAGTATGTTAGAAATAAATACAATGAAATATTGGCCGATATTGAAAATAGTCTATCAAAAATAGTTACAGCACGTTCTAAACAAAACGAAAAACGAACAAACAAAGAAACGGATTGGTTTATAAATTATGGTTATATTTGCCACTTGCTTTCTGAAAAACACCAAATCAGTGATGAGTTAATAAATAAATATGCTATTTGCCATTATCTTGATACCGCCCTACACAATGATAGATTATTAGTTCTTCGTTATTTGTATTCGGGTACAGAGCCTGTGTCAACTTCTACTGAGAAAGTTGTTTATAATTATTTTAATGAGAAAGTTGTAAAGGTGCGAGGATATAATGCCATTATTTTAGCACTTGATAAAGATGACCCACAAGTAGAGGGGCGTAAACGAACATATATACAAGACCAGGAAGATAAATGGATATGGTCAACTGCTCAACCAACCGATGAAATGGAAACAAAGCGTCAGAGTGCAAGAATTATTTATGTGAATTTACAATCATTGCATAACGTTTTTGGGTTTATGCAAGTTATGAAAGAGAATATTGTCTTTAAAATATTAGATAAATCAGCGAAGACTAAGGTTGGTGCGAACTGTGGTGGCGAAAGTAAGAAAGATGTTATTAAACGTATTAATATGGTTTCGGATATTAAATATAATTATAAGGACGATGAGGGTGAAGAAAATATTAAATCCACTGATATTGTGAAGATTGGATTATGTATTATTTTAGAAACGCTTTTCAGATATAATGAGGATACGAAAAAGGACGGTAAGAGATGGTTCTTGAACTTGGAACAGGACCCCTACGAACAAAGGGAACCAAAGGTTCCCTTTTAAACCCTCCTTTAACTAGAATCTATTCTGAAGGAAGGGGCAAGGGGAAACCTTGGTTTCCCCTAAAAAAATTGATTTAAAATGATATAAACATTATTTTATATCATTATTAGTATATTGAAACAATGGCCGACCGTAAAATGCAACGTGACGACCGTAAAATCTATGGTGTTTACCTTCAATCTGTTCTTACTATGAAAGTAATCGTCCCAATTACAAGCGTTGGAAAAAATATGAAGCAGAATTTAGAGAGAATCATATCTAAGAAGACAGAAGGAAAATGTATCGCAGAAGGATTCATTCGTCCCAATTCAGTAAAAGTCATTCGTTATTCTAGTGGCAATATCAACAATGAGAACATAGAATTTCAGACTGTGTTTGACTGCATGATTTGTCACCCTGTTGAAGGTATGTTAATTGAATGTAATACTAAGACTATTACTAAGGCTGGAATCCACGCCGAAGTCTCTGACGAACAAGGCAATGTTCCTATTACTGTATTTGTTGCTCGTGACCACCATTTCACTGACCGAAAGTTTGCCGATATTAAAGAGAATATGAAGATTGTTGTCCGTGTTGTTGGTGTACGTTTTGAATTAAATGACCCCTATATTTGCGTTATTGGCAAGTACATTGATAGAAAGACAGATGAAAAGAAAGGTGATAAAAAAAGAGGTGGTGAAACTAATGCTGATGATGAGCATGTTCGTCTAACTATTGGCGGGGATGATGAATTTGAACCCGATGATGCATAGACTGAAACCACTACGTGTTTTCTGACTCCTTCTCTTTTTAATTATATTCCTTTTCGTTATTTATTATTTATTTTTTTGTATAAATAATAGATATGATTGTTGCAAATCTTATTTATCATAAACAAGCTTTTTGGGAAATAGATTATATTAGTCATGAGCTATGTAAGGACGTTTATTTATTACCCCAATTTTTGAATACAGATGAATTATTAAATTACGATAATTGCAAATTAAAACCTTATCCTACTATTTTTGCATTTACCTCTAACCAAATAAGTTTTGAAAACGTATTAATAATTGTTAAAAATATTAATCCCGATATTATTTTCTATCTTTCCGATGAATGGGGCTCGCGTAAACAATACGTGACTTTAGCTAATTATACCAAATTAATGTTAGTTCAACATAGACATAATCACTATAATATTGAATCCTACAATAACATTATTCAAATTCCTCTAGGTTATATGGATAATATGTTTTGTAAACAATATGGTTTAGATTATCCCAAGAAACCCATAGCAGATAGAAAACTCATATGGTCTTTTGTTGGTAATCCCCATAATCCAGATAGAATTTTTATGTTGGATAAATTCAAATGCAATTTTGATAGTGACCAATATTTTAATGGCTTTAATAAAACCGCTGTAGAAATGTTGGATATTTATAATAATTCTGTCTTTGTACCATCTCCTCGTGGTCAAAATGTATTAGATTGCTTTCGGTTATATGAAGCAATTTTTTGTGGGGCTATACCTATTGTTAGTGGGAACATAGATGAAGTTAATTCATGTTTTTATTATGGTGGCAATAAACCACCATTTATTTTTTGCAAATCATGGGGAGAAGCAGTCGCAACATGCAAAAAATTATTGGAAGATAAAGATAAATTGGAAGAAATACAGAAAGAATGTCACAGTTGGTTAAAATCACAAATAGAATCCATACAATCAAGAATTATAAATATATTGGACTAGGCCTTTTTATTAGTTAATATGCATTCCATAAATTTGCAAGGGTCATTACGATTCAATACATACCAATTAATTATTTGAGCTGGTGAATAACACTTTTCTTTGACCTTATTGAGTTGCCTTTCATCTATGTCAGATTTATAAAATTGTTTATACATTTGCCTAATCATATTTCGGGTACAATTATCCAAACATAATGTAATATCAATCCTACCAGGTCTAATTAATGCTGGGTCTAATTTATCATAATGATTGCTGCTGATTCCTAATATCCTACCAGGTGTTTCCTTGATACCGTCCCATAAATTCAGAATATCATCCAAAGTAATTGGGTCATCTTCTTCTGGTTTACACATCTCAATAAACTCCTTCTTCTCTTCATTGTTGTTTTCTATAAGTTGTTGAATCACTGCAGTTACATCATTTTTGGGAGATTTATTCTTTTTTGACTTGCCTTTATTGTTCTTTGGTTCAGTCTCTCTTTTCCATACTATCTCTCCCAAACAATCTATGTCCTCAATAATAATAATCTTCTTATCAAAGCCAATACTGTTTTTCTTATTATCGTAATTATAACGGTTCTCAAAAAAGGCCTCTTCCAATTGCTGTTTTGTTTTTATTTGTTTCAGTGATAAAATAACTAGATGTCTGTTCGTAAGATTTGCCAGGCTCTTAAAGAATGATGTCTTACCCGTTCCTGGTGGCCCATATAATCCTACGCCTAATGTATACGGTATTCCATTATCATAATACCATTGTTTATTATTGAGAAAAAAGTTGATTTTCTCCATAACTTCTTCCTTACCTTCAAATATCATATTATTAAACGTTCTCGTGCTCTCAAACGTAGTTTCATTCCATTTTTGAATATTGCCATCGTCGTCTTCCTTTGATGTTTTCTTTAAACTATATACAAACCGTTTACCTTTTCGGTCATTCTCAATATGTTCTAGATAACGCACTCTTACTTGTTCTACAAAATCTTGTATTTGAGAAAGAGTTGAATTATATGAATATAATGTTATTGTTATATGGTCTGTTTTTATGGTTGATTTTTTATCACTATCTCCCTCTTCTTTCTCCACATTTGTATATGCATAGATGCCTAATTCTTTATTATATAAAATAGGCAACGTTTGAGTAATAATATACATATCTGCCTCTATCTCATCGTTATATCGTTTATTTGTACTAGTAATATACTCTTGAATATCATATACACTATTGTTGTGTTTTGTGGATTGTATAATATCATAAAATAGTGCCTTGAAATTATCTGAAAAACATGCAGTGATTGTTGGATATGGCTCATACTTGGTAACTACAAACGATTGTCTACCTTCAAAAGTTATAGAATGCTTTCTAACAAACGTGGATTTAATGTTGTCGTAAAATAGATATACGTTTGTGAAATGGATATTATTGAAGGATATCTTTTGCATCACAAAAGAAATGGCCGTTATTAATAATGTTGAAATCAGTGTATCTAAGAATATATTGTTAGTCTTGAAATAAGAGAAAAAAGACATTTTCACGGAATCAGTAAAGGTCTTCTGCATGTTATAAGATGCTTCATCGTTCATGTTTGTATATATGATGGGAAATGTTTATATTTGTTTTATTATGTGTTTGTCTCTCTCATAAAAAATTGAATTTGAAAACTTTCACTATAAATGCGGTATAAAAATATGGATAATATCCCTATTTTGCCTGCCAGAAAAGCGAACCGAACGGTTGGAGCACAGTATATGTGCAATGAAAAACTAGTTATTTGGAACGGTAAGAAACTAAAGTGCAAACATCTTAAAAACCCAGCAGAATGTTTTGAATGTGGTGGAAGTCAAATATGTGAACATAAACGTATGAAGAATAATTGCAAGGATTGTGGTGGGTGTGGAATTTGCGAACATAATAAAAAAAGAACTAGATGTAAAGATTGTGGTGGTGGTAGTTTATGTGAACATAAAAAACCAAGAGAATTATGTCGTTTGTGTGGGGGAAGTCAAATTTGTGAGCATAATGTTAAAAGACAACAGTGTAGATTATGTGGTGGCAATGGATTCTGTCAACATAATAAATTAAAAAGTAGGTGTGTAGACTGCAATGGTGGGTCTATTTGTCAACATAAAAAAAGAAAAAATCAATGTAAAGAATGTAATCCAGAAAAATATTTGGCTAATTTGATTAGGTCAAGAGTTAGTAATAGATTAAAAGAATACAGCAAACACAATAAAAAACACACATTAGAATATGTTGGTTGCACGATAGATACACTACGAGAATATTTGGAAAAGTTATTCAAGGATGGAATGACTTGGGAAAATCAAGGAAAGTGGCATATTGACCACATAAGACCTTGCGCTAGTTTTAATTTGGAAAACGAAAATGAAAGACATATGTGCTTCCATTACACTAATCTTCAGCCATTATGGGCTTTTGACAATATGTCAAAAAACGATTCTTATGACCCAAATACATTTAATCGTAATTGGATAGTAGATCATTGGGAATAATATAAAGTATTTTATCTTTTTTTACCTAAAAGATAAAATAATCGCTCTCTGCAGGGATTGAACCTGCGACAACCAGGTTTCTTACCACTTATGCAGCGGTCTAACAGCCTGATGCTCTACCGACTGAGCTAAAAGAGCAAAAAGTGCCCAGAGAAGCCCCTGGTCAAACTATATTAGTAATTCTTCTTTATACCCTTTTTACACCTTTGCACATTTAAAACGCCGACTTTTTAAATATGCCATTTATAAATATTTTTTTAATGTTTTCTTCCTATTTGATGGTTCTTTATGAAATTTTTTACTTCTATTATAAGTTCCTTTAATTATATTTTCATACTTTTCCTTTGGTATTTCCTTTACTACTTTATCAATATTCGTTTTTACTTCTTTATAAGTTAATCCATCTAATTTTTGTAATCTGGATTTCATCATACTAAAATAATTTTCAATGCTGTTTGTAAAATGCTGATAAGGAACACTATACAACAATGTATTGTGTTTATTTACCAATTCTTTTATTCTTGCGTTTCTATGGCTACTTGCATTATCCAAAATTATTAGTTTATTTTTGTATTTTGTTGTAATATGTTTTTCTAAAAAATCATATAATCTATTACTATCAATTCCACCTTTTTCATATAAATCCCAACCTAAAACACCATCATAAGATATCGCAAATATCCCGGTATATTTTTTGAACACTTCTTGTGAGTGAGTTTTTATTATACATCTTTTACCTAATTCACTATAACAATGATGTCTTTTTTGTAATCCACTAATGCTTGTTTCATCAATACAAATAATATCTTCTAATTTATATTTATTTATTTCATCATAAAATTCCTTTAATTTTTTATTAATTTCAATATCCTTACCAAAACGCTTTATTGGTTCATGTCTTATTCTTGTTATTTTCAAAGTAATATTATTATCATTTACAATACGATTTATGTGAAATCTGCTTAATTCAATCTTAAATTTGTACTTTAATTTATGTTTTAACTCTGTCATCGTAATAGTTTTATTCTTTTTTATTTCTCCTAATAAAAATTTAACATGTTCTTTATGAACTTTATAAGCAATAGGTTCTCTATTTTCTCTTTTTATTTCACCTTCTTTTTCATATTTTTCAACCCATCTCATTAAACTTCTTGGATTACATTTGAATATTTCGCATACTTCTAATTGTGATTTGTCACCAACTAAATAATATTCTACTGCTGACTTTTTATAATCTTCACTTTTATGTTTAGATGTCATTTATACTTAATATTATGTCATAAAATATTTAAAATTATGTTATAATATTATAGTAATTATATATGACCGAAGAAAATAATAAATTAAAACTTGAAATAGAAGAATTAAAAAATAGAAATGCAGAATTAGAAGAGAAACTAAAATCATATACAAACCCAACACGAAATAAAAAATATTATGAAAAACATAGTGATGTATATAAAGAAAAGGCAAAAAGTTATATGGAAAAAATAAAAGAAACAAATCCAGAAAAATTAAAAGAATGGCGTCATCAAGCATATTTAAATCGTAAAGCAAAGTTGAATGCACAATCAGGCGAGAATGTTAATTCATAAAATCATCATATTCGTTATTTTTGCACATGTAAATATTTTGAATGATATTGTCTATTTTTATCTTTTCAATATTATTTACTAACTCGGTTTTCCAGTTATATTTATTATTGAATACATCTTCTTGCAACAATCTAATAATAGAATATCCATTTTCATTAGCACACTTTTCTTTATATTTGTCTGTTTTTTGCTGGTCTTCTGGAGTTTTCCAATCCATTATTTGTATAAAATGTTGTGGTCCATCTAATTCAATTATAATTTTATATTCTGGAATACAAAAATCAAATGGTAAATAACTAACATTTTTACACCAATCAACTCTTAATTGATACATAATTGATGGATATATTTCTCCCATTATCTTATATAATTTTCCTTCTGTTTTATGATTACAAAATGGACACCAATAACCAGTTTTTACATTATATAAAACACTTTCAAAATCAATCTCACATTTGTTGCAATTAAACCAATATTTATTACTATCTCCTTGAAATAAATATCTCGGGTTTTCTGTATTTTTATTTGACCAATATTTAACTTTTTCATGTGACGCAAACGATTTATTATAACAATCTACACATTCATCTTTATTGCACATCTTTTTATTTACACAATATGGACACCAACCAACTTTTTCTCCAGTGATAGCGTGAATATCTTTTTCAAAGTCGTGATTACATTTATCACAATCAAACCAATATTTTTCTCCACTCCCTTTAACTATTTGTCTTGGTAAAATATTATTTTTTGATGACCAATACTTTGATTTTTCGTGAGACGAAAATGAACGATTTAAACAAGTAACGCAATCATTATTTTCGCATAATTTATGACTATTACAATATGGACACCATCCGTCTTTTGATACACGTTTTATTTGTGTCTCAAAATCATGATTACATTTATCACAATTAAACCATATTTTTTTATCACCATTTTTCATTACAAATTCTGGTTTAAGTTCATTTTTATCACTCCAATATACTGATTTTTCATGTGAAGCAAATGATTTATTATAACAATCACTACACTCTTTACTACCACATAATTGTTTTTGAGGAACACAGCAATATGGACACCATCTACCATTTGATACATGCGAAGGATTATTTATAAATTCATGATTACAAGTATTACATTTAAACAAATATTTTTTTGCAGTAACTTTGAAAACTTGTCTAGGTGTTACATCATTTTTACTTGACCAATACTTAGATTTTTCATATGAAGCAAATGATTTATCAAAACATATTTTACAATTATTATCATCACATAATTTTGTGTTTGAACAATAATTACACCATCCTCCTCTTGTTACTACATTTAATTGCATTAAAAATTCATGATTACATTTATCACAATTAAAATAAAAGTGTTTATCACTTCCTTTACTTATTTCACTTGGTTTCAATTCATTATTATTACTCCAGTATTTTGCTTTTTCATGAGAAGCAAATGATTTTTCGTGAGTAATTTTACTATCTGTCATTATGATTGTTACTTATTACTTATTATTAGTTTAAATAATTTTATATCAATTTTTAACTTATTAAATTTTTATGCGTTAAACTATTTAAAATTATAATCTTTAGTAATAATATAGGAATGAAAAAAGCAAAACCCAAAGTTAAGGAAAAGAAAAAAGAAGAAGAAAATTTTGATTACATGAAAACAAATAAAGATAATATTAAGAATGTTATAAGAAATGTAGATTTATTACCGATTATTAATGACATTACAATTAGAACTAATAAAATTGTTATACATTCATACCAGTTTCT